AAGAAAAACTACTTAAAGAACAAAAAGAACAAAGAGAAAAGGAAAGGCTAGAAAGAGAAAGATTAGCAAAAGAAAAAAAAGATTACAATGAATCAAGAGATGCTTTAAAAAATGCTTTACAAGAAGAGTTAAACGCAGAAAAAGAAAATCTAATTAATAAAGAAATAACTCAAGCAGAATATGATTTAAGAGCATTTGAAGCAGAGCAAGGTCATCTTGAGTTAATGAAAGAATTAAACATTATTTATGCAGAAGATATTGCTGCTATTAATGGTCAGATACTAGATAATGACTTGAATAGAATTAAAGTTGTTGCTCAAGACCAATTACAAGCATTTAAGGATGAACAAGCAATAAAACAAAGTCAGTTAGATTTAGCAGTGCAAACAGCAGATGCAATTATATCTATAACAACTCAAAACATAGATAGACAAGCACAAAGAGATACAAAACTTTTAGAAGAAAGAAAAGAAGCAGGATTAATAACTCAAGAAGAATACGAAAAAGGAGTTGAGGCTATACAAAGGAAGGCTTTTCAACAAAAGAAAAAAATGTCTTTATTAGAAATTTTAGTAGATACAGCAGCAGCAGTTGCTAAAATAAAAATTCAAGCAGCGATATTATTAGCGAATCCTTTTACAGCAGCAGCAGCACCAGCAGCATTAGCACAAATACCTTTTGCAATAGGCGCAGGGATAGTACAAGCAGCAGTAATACAATCACAAAAATATGCTAATGGAGGGATGATAGAAGAATTTGCTAATGGAGGTATGGTAAATGGTAAATCACACGCTAATGGTGGTGAGAAGTTTGCAGTAGGTGGTAGAGTAGTAGAATTAGAAGGTGGTGAGGCAGTAATAAATAAAAGAAGTACAGCAATGTTTAGAAATCAATTATCAGCAATGAACTCTGCAGGAGGAGGTGTTAAGTTTGCAGATGGTGGATTACTTAATATGCCTTCATTCTCACAACAACAATTCAATGCACTAGGACAAAACCAAATGATGGGTGCTATGGGAGGTGCTAGTAAAGTAGTAGTAGTTGAAGCAGATATAACCTCAACACAAAACTCAGTTAGTGTGATAGAATCAGATGCAATAATTTAATAATCAAAGAAATAAACAAATGTTTGTTGATAACAAAACCAAATTAGAAAGGCTAGATATATGTAAAAGTTGTAGTTTTTACCGAAACTTTATGTTACTAAAGAAACCTAAAATAGCAAGAGGTGCAAGATGTGCTGATTGCAAGTGCTTCCTAGATGCGAAAACATCTTTAACAAAAGAGTTCTTTGGTAAGTGTCCTCAGAATAAATGGTAAAAAAACATATATGAATTTCCAAGAAATCGCTAACAATTACGCAAAGACTAAAAGAAAGATGATGACTGATGCAGTTATCAAAAACAAAAACCACACTAAAAACTTTCCAACGTACCAAGCAGAATCTTTAGGATTAATGTTTGCAGAGTGGCATTTATTATTCCCACAACACAAACAAGATATGAAGTGTACTTCTTGTAGAGCAGCAGTATGTAAGTTTTGGGAAAACATGGTAGAAGAGTGGATAGCAATAGAACAAACTCCTAAAAAAAGAAATGGCTCAAAAAAGGCAAAGGCAAAATAAAATAGATGTAGTCAAAGACTTCATTGAAATTGCTGGAGAAGGCTTAGAGAAAAGATTTGGCTCTTCACCAACTTGCAAAGATGTTGTAAGGCATTTTGTAGAAAGAGGTATTATTGACCCTAAAAGACTTAGAAACTATATGGTTATTGCAGACTTTGATAGAATGTTAGTAGGCAATGAGGGTAGTAGAACTAACACATGGATGGATTTATCTATTAAGTACGACATAAGTGAAAGTCAAGCACAGAATATAGTTTACAAGGAGAGAAAGAAGTCTACACCATCTAGTAATATCACATATTAAAAGTTTTGTACGAAAATAAGGTAAACTAAGGTTTATTATATTCTATTTTTGCCTCTATGACAGAAAAATGGTATAACATTCAGAACAAGGCAGGAAAACCTGCTGATGTATATATCTTTGATGAAATAGGAACTTATGGCATAACTGCACAAGAGTTTATTACTGACATTAAAGATTTAAAAGATACGCCAATCAACTTACGCATTAATAGTTTAGGTGGTGATGTTTTTGATGGTATGGCGATGTATAATGTAATCAAAAGGAGAGAGGCTAAGACTACAGTTTACATTGAGGGTATAGCAGCGAGTATTGCTACTATTATATCTCTTGGTGCAGATGAGGTTGTTATGGCTGAAAATTCTTTGTTTATGATTCATAATGCTTGGGGTGGTACAATGGGTGAGGCTAAAGATATGAGAAAGACAGCAGAAACTCTTGAGAAAATCACAGGCGAACTGACAGACATTTATAGAAAAAAGACAGGATTATCTTATGATGCTCTTGCAGAGATGATGGATGAAGAAACTTGGTTAAATGCTAACGAAGCATTAGAAATGGGTTTTATTGATACTATCTCTGATTCTATTAAAGTTGCTGCGAAGTATGATGTTTCTAAGTTTAAGAACATTACACAGGAAGAGATACAGAATAAATTAAGTATTAATATAAATAACAAAAAAATGACTAACGAGTTAAAAGAATGGTTTAACAACAAAGTTGAAGAGATTGTTACTGCTGTAAAAGGTGATGTAAAAGTTTCTGCAGATGTTGCTGAACAAACTGCGATAACTGTTAATCTAGGAGATAATGATGAGATAAAAAATAAAATTTCTGAGTTTGAGTCTAGTAACATTGAATTATCAAACAAGATTTCTTTGTTAGAAGAAGAATTAGTTGCTTCAAAAGGAACTAACGAAACTTTAACACAAGAAGTTGAAGCGTTAAACGCTAAAATCAACAAAGCAGATGCTAAAGGTACTGAGATTGTAACTGAAGCAGACCCTGTTGTAGTTGAGAACAAAAAAGAAGATGCTAATGCAGGTTTTTACAATGCAATGGCAGATAGAATTAGAAGTAAATTTAATAATTAAAAAAATAAAATAAAATGGCAAACGTAGCAAATAATAGTATAGCAGCAACTTATGGTGGTGCACAACTAAACGAGATTTTTTATGAGCCAGTATTTAGAAGTGATGATATTATGCGTAACTATAGAGTTATTCCTAATGTTAAACATAAAATGAATGTTTACACTTCTGCTGCTCTAACAAAAATAGTAGAACCTTATGCAGGATGTTCTGCAACAAGTGGTTCAACACAATTTGATATTGATGACAAAGTAATTACTGCAGGTAGATGTAGAGTTGCTTTAGAACAATGTACTGATGAGTTCTTTGGAACTTACATTGAAGAAATGTATCGTTCTGGTGTAGATGTAATGAATATTGAGGGAACTCAATTATCTGATGCAATCGTAAACAGAGCAGTAAAAGGAATCGCTTCTGATGTAGTAAGATTAGCATGGGGTGGTGATGTAGCAGGTGCAGTAGCAGGTTACACAGCATTTGATGGCTGGATGGAATTAATGAAGGCTGAAACTGTAATTGAGTATGCTGGAACAGAAGCAGCACCAACTGCAGCAGATGCAATCGGATTAATTAGAAATGTATATGACCAAGCACCTGCAGCACTTCAACAAGTACCAGCAGGAGATAAAAAAATGTTCGTAACTCCTAAAATCTTTAACGCTTACTTAGCAAACCTAGAAGGTTCTTCTGCTGACCTAGCAATCGTTAATCAAGTAGATGGTATGCGTAGAGTAATGTTTAGAGGTGTTGAGTTAGTAGCAATGTATGAGTGGGATACTATCTTAACAGATACTAACCCTGATTTATTTATTACTGCAGCAGCAGCAAATGTTAACAATGGTGTATGTTACTGTGCAGTTGAGAACTTAATCATTGGTTCTGATGTAACTGACCCAGAAGGTTCTTTCAAAGTTTTCTATGATGACTTAGAAGAGAAAATGTTCTTCAGAGGTTACTTCAAGTTAGGAGTACAGTACTTATACTCTTCTCTTGTTCAATGGGGAATTGTAGCATAACAATAATGTAATAATAGAGAGTGTGTAAAAGCACTCTCTTAATTACTTTTTATAATCAATAAAATAATAATAAAATGGCAATAGATACAGGTTTAGCAATAGGTTGTGCTGATTTACAAGCA